AGTTGTAATGTCTATAATGCCGTGGTTAATAAAGGATGTGTCTGGTAAATCTCTGAAAGAGAATGTGTTATCTTTCCAGTTCCAGATTAATGCCCTATCTACTACGGATGATCCTGACTTTGGGAAGCAAGCAAGCATTTCATTGCGTACATAATCAGCAGCAACAAAACATTTTTGGTAATTGTCACCAGACAAATCTTCAAACATGGCCCTTCTCATCCTTTTAGGGAGAAGTGCTGTAACCGCCTGTCCATTACAAGTATAGCAATCAGAGTTGCCTATAAAGAAATGACCACCATCATACTCTGCGATAGCGTCTTTAGATAAAGCGCCTACTGTTGGGCTTAGAAGTTTAAATGAGAATATGTAAGGGGTTCCTACATAGTTCATAATGTAGATAGCATCTTCCTTGTAGATTAGGAAGGAGTCACCAAGGGGTAGTCCATCTATTATATCCCCTGCAGTATCTGCAAGTTCAAATTCTCCCGCGTCTAAAGTATTATCTCCAGCATCCCAAGTGCTAGGTGGATCACCGGAGGATGCTTCAGTAGACCATTTGACTAATCTAGGTTCCTGATTATCCTTGCTCCAGTTTAGTCCAATCAGAAATGTTCTGAAAGCCCTTATAGATTTACAGGTATGTGAAGGATTCGGCCAGTTCCGCAACTTCATGAAAGGGGTAGCAGTGCTGGGTATCCCGCTAGATAAAGGCCACATCTGTGGAGTATCAAACCCATTGGTTGCGATGAGCAATCCATTAAGGTTCGTTGCCATCCATCTACGACTCGAAGTGTTTGCCCCGTAATCATTATCTGTAGTCGCTGTAGCCCCTGAAGGGGTTACAACAGCATTATTAGCATGGGCATACAGGGTAGTTCCTGTTAGTGTAATTACACCCGTACTAGTATCTCTGGCGGAGTAAGTTAACTCTTCATACTTGTTGGTAGAAACGTCACCCGTGATATCAGTTCCAACATGGAGAGTTCCAGATGCCGATAAGGCGGTCAGGGTTGCCCCTGTATCAACAGTGATCGTTGCCGCAGATGCGGATACAGCACCGTTGAGTTGAAGTGTAGCCTGTCTGGTGATGTCTATCCAAGTTGTCCCAGTCCATACTGCTATATCTGTTGCACCAAAAGCAATCCAATAGTACAGGCCAGCAGAGGTGAGGTATGGCGTTATGTAATAAGGGGCGAACGGACAGGTTGCCATTACCTCCCTATACCCAGCAATTTTCTTTACACCATTGTCAAGGAATCTTACATTGTTTCCATCAGACCAAGCATTAGGTGGTATAGAATACGGGGGAGTATCCTTTATGATTCCTAGTTGGCCTACGTTTTCAATAGGTACTATAGGCATTTACATTCCACCGGGGATGAACCAACCCGCAGTATATGGGTATACTGTTGCTGTATTAGTTAGAACGTCTATTTGTCTACTGCTATCTGTATATACTGTAACATTGTTAACAACAAATTCTGCCTCATCATCTTCAACCTTAGAAAGGTAATGCGTTCCGGTAGTTCCAGTAACCCTCCAGTATTGAGAGGAAACAGTTGCGCTATTCCCGTTCACGAAGAAATTCATTTCCCCCCTTATTGCAAAGGCTGGCATACCAGTAATAATTTTTGTGGCGTAACTGGCGTTTGCGCCCATTCCACCCTCGCTCCACTGATCGGCATACATTGTATAATCGCCACCATTATGAAAAAACTGCCTAATAGTTCCGTCTGCGTCAATATAGAAAGCGAAGATACATCTGTCACTTCCGTTATACCAGCCATGCTTAGACTGATTGTATGTGGGGGCGGTTGTGGCGTTTAAGAATGATGCAGCGACTAGTGGGGATGCGGATATCGCAGAGTCATCCATGTAAAGGTACTGCCACTGTGAAGTACCAGCCGCAGAACTAGCCGCATTACTACCACCAGAACCAATCTGGAAGGTTAGTTGGCTATCCCAAGAGTATGCTGCGGTTGTTGTGCCGTCTAAGTCATATTCTCCAGAACCGATATATATCTCATCAGCATCCTTATAGGCAAAGGTTGCCCTGTTCAGTGAACCAGCAGTTCTAACCGTTGCCCATGCTGTAGCCGTTGCCCCAGAGTTAACCTGTAAGAACTTGTTTCCATTGCCAGCAATATCTGGAACGGTAGGGGCGTTTGTATTCGATGGGAAACTTGCCTGTATTGTAGATTTAATTAGTCTAAGATGGTCATCACCCTGACTGATAGCATCTGTCCCCGGAGGATTAGTGCTTACTAAATCCTTAATATATGTTCCACTTTCTAATGCCATGTTCTATACCTTCGGATATTTAGTTTTAATTGCCTGTCGTAACCCTTCAAGCGTTGTCACTGAGGCCATGCGTTCCTCTACTACACCTTCCCATAGGGCTACCACGAGTTCGTCAATGGATGGGTATTCTGCTTGGCGGTTACGAGCGTATGCTTGTGAGTCGTATTCTGCTTGGAGTCTTAAAACTTCTATGTCATATCTTGACTGGTTAATTGCAACAGGTTTACCGTTAACATCAAACGCTCCAGTAGAGTCATCAATGCGATACGCGGTAGAGTGAGTATTATAAATTGCTTGATGGTTCATCCTTCTATCTCCATAAGGGTCATGTAGGATGCTGACCGTACATACATATCGTTGCTATCTGTTACCGATCTATTCAAATAAATTGAATTTGTTCCTAAATAACCTGATCCTGTTGCTCCCCAATACAATTTATACGTTGTCGCTGATGTTGTGCTTGGAGAGTCCAGATAGTTAAGTCCTAATTGTGTAGTTTCCCACTGTGTCGCCAATTGAACGGCTGATCTTGTTTTGGTTCCAGATGCCGCCCCCATTGCGCCAGTTAGGGCGCTTGAATCTCTATATACCTGAAAATAAGGATAAGAATCGTGGTAAGAGTCGATGTTAAATGACAAGAAGATCAATACTTTGTTTGAGGTTGACGCTGGCGTTATTGATCCCTCAAGCCCTGTCGATACTAACGCAATAGTTGCACCACTATTTGCAACAGAAGCGGTATCTGTTTTGGTGACTTGAACAACCTGCAACACCTTCCCTGCACTCAATCCTGTTACAGTTGCTCCTGTTACATCTAGTGTTGCACCTGATGGCACATCAAATGTATCTCCACTATCGCCAAGCGTGAAGGTAGTCCCAGAACGTGGGGAGATTTTGTCAACTTTTACTTCGCTCATTTCGGATACCCCAGTGTACGGTCAGCAAGGAAGGCTTGATAATCTGGATCAGCCTCTATCGCAGCCCATGCAGTTTCTAGTTCTGCTTGTGTTGGTTGTGGGTCAGGGCCAGACCACTCAATGAACTCATGTGGTGGTGGTGATTGCGTCAGCCGATACTGATTAGCGTTTAGGCCCAAATGATTAATGCAGAGATTGATGTCCATTACGCCTCCTTAAAGATTTCGACTGTGGTGTATTGTTCGATGCCCATATTTCCTTGCCACCCAAACCCTTCATCCGCCCGTGTAGTGCTGCATTGATGCTCGATAGTAAAAGCCTTTGATCCAGCAATGGTTACTCTTGCAGAACCTCCATTAGAAGTGCTGTAATACCCTTCTATTGACCAGCCGATTGCTGCTTCGGAGGCATCAGTTGAGTTATATAAACGCGATTGGGTTCGGTTGACGTAGGAATTTGGGCAGTGCCATTTAATAAAGTATGTTCCAGCACCCAATGTAAATGCGTTTGCTGAAATAGAAACAATACCATCGGGGTCTGATACTTCAGTTTGTAAATCTCTGGTACGCCATGCACCGGATGTGAAAGTTCCACTCACTGTATTCTGTGCTTTCTGATCTGCAATGATTGCATAAGATGAGAAGAGTCCTGCACTCAATCCTGTAACCGTTGCACCAGTAAAGTCAGCAGTGCCGTTGATGTCCAGAGTTGCGCCAGATGCTATGTCAATCTCAGCGGATGCTGGGAGTTGGAAAACGTCCGAGGCGTCACCAAGAGTCGTGGTTACCCCGGAACTAGGGCTTAGTTTATTTGCTTTAACTTCGCTACTCATTTACGCCTCCTTGAAGATTTCGACTAGGGTAAATTGCACAGTGGTAGCAGCAAAATTCACTCCCAAACCATTAGTCGCGGACGTATACTCACATTGATGCTCTATGGTAAACGCTTTTGATCCCGTGATTACTGTTCTGGCAGCACCGCTAGAACTAGTTTGGACACTTGAATCTGCTTGGTAAGTCCAAGAGGTATTCCCCACCGCTACCTCCGCCGTATCTGTTACATTGTACAATCGTGTTTGATGAGAGTTACACTTATAGGCTGGCGCAAGCCATTTAATCAAATATGTTCCTGCCGCTAATGTAAACTGATCTGACGAAATCGAAACGATGCCATCTGGATCAGTAATTTCTGTATTCAAATCTCTGGTGCGCCATGCGCCTGACGTGAATGTGCCACCAGAAGTACCAGCGGCTTTCTGATCCGCAATAATTGCGTAGGATGAGAAGAGTCCCATCCCTGTCGCTGTACCTGAGTTCGCTATAGTTGCTCCAGAGGCTATTGCAAGGGTTGCTCCAGAGGGAACAGTAAAAGTATCTCCACTATCTCCTATGGTTCCTGCAACACCCGTGCTAGGACTCCATTTATCGACTTGAACTTCACTCGTCACGTTATTGCCTCTATCTCTGCGTCAGTCAAACCAAGTGCGGAGAGTTTGTCGTGCGCTGATTGTTTGTCTGCGGCTTTTTGTGCGACAGCGTTTGCTTGTTCAGTTTGGAGTCTTGATGTTTCTGTGGCTATTAACGATTCATCTAGAACAACAGAGTTGCCGTTAACATCAAAAGCCATAGCCGGGTCATCACCATCAATAGAGGCGACACTTGGATGAGTGTTGTATATTGCTTGATGGTTCATCCTTCTATCTCCATTAAAATGATGGATGATGCCGACCTTTTATAAGCAGCAGAGTCAGTATCTAAAGAAGACCTGTTTAGATATATTGACGTAGCACCCGCTCCTTTCATGGCCCACATCAGTTTGTAGGTGAGTGCTGAAGTTGACGATGGACTGTCTAAATAGTTGATACCCGAATAGTTCATATCTCCAGTGACATTTTGATAAAACGTCCCCACAGATGTCCTTGTTCTCGATCCCGCAGTGTCTCCTAAAAAGATTGCAGTTGAATCCCGGTTAAGTTGAAACGATATGGCTAAGTCTGCGGCTTGACCGTGGGATGCAGAAATCATAACAAGGACTTTATTTGAAGTGGATGATGGAGTAATGGATGCCTCCAATCCTGTTGAAACGAAAGTTGAATTAGTGGAGGATGCAGTATCTGTTTTAGTGGCTTGAACAACCTGCAACACCTTACCCGCTGATAGACCCGATACTGTTGCGCCAGTAACGTCAAGAGTCGCTCCAGAAGGAACGTCTACAGTATCTCCGGACGCACCCAGCGTCAGAGTTGTGCCTGTTGAGGGTTGGACTAAATTAGTTTCGACTGTACTCACACGACCACCAGAGTTCCTGTGACTGTAACCGTTCCAGTAAAGGTCACTGGGCCAGCAACAACCGCGTTATCAGCGATTGTAAAATTACCATTTATAGTTGCGGCGTTTATAAAAAACCCCTCTTTAGCGGGAGGGTTGCTTATATACAAAGTGCCATTTACTTCTTGTGCCATAACTGCCCCCTATGCTGAGATCGCGTCAACTACACTGACATAAGCCGCGACAGATGTTGCAGCAGATGATTGGATTCGCAGTAGGTCGGTACTCTGCATGACAATCTTAGCGCCACCTTGTATTAGTTCCACCGAAGATTTTGGAGGAATCTGAAGGTCATCAGCAATGTAAACAATCGAGGCTGTTGAACCTGCTGCCGCCACATCAATCCAGACATCAACCGTTAACGCAGAGGCTGTAATGTTTGTTAGCCTAATGCCTATCAACGCATCATTTGAGTTTGCAGTCCTCAGAGTATGCGCGGCATTTGTGACTTGAGATTTATATTCTTTTGTGAAATCTTGTGCCATGATTGTTTCCTATAATGCGATTGCCATTGCCACAGCAAATCCGGGACTAGCCGCGCTAACGGTTCCCCATGAAGTGTCAGTACCATCGTTGGTTAAGTATTTGCCTGTCTGCCCTGATACGTTAGGAACAATCGCTGTGGTAGCGGTGGATGGAAAACTATTCTTTAGAACTGTTTTCAACATTCTAAGATGATCGTCCCCCTCACCTACTGGGTCACCAACTACAGGATTTGTATCTACAAGTTGGGTAACCCAAGCGGCAGTTTCTACGCTCATGCTGATGCAGCCGTCATAGTCACTGTGACCGTTAAGGTGTCACCAGAGATTACAGATCGAGCAGACCCAAAGTCAACAGCGCCGTATAATGTACCAGCAGTGCCTGACTTAGTATTGTCAGAGTTAATGAAAGCACCCGCTATCGTAGCGGTTCCATTAATTGAATAAGTTGCTAAGTTACCCACGTTATCTATGCTGCCAGCAGCCGCAGTACCTAAAGTTAAGGTCTGCCTTACAGACTGGGAATAGGCCACACTTTCTGCCCATCCTGCGTGAGAGGCCATTGTATCGCCAGCAGCAACTGTGCCAGCCGCTTTCAATCCTACAT